CTTAGGTTTAGGTGGGTTCATTGGGTCACCGCCATTTTTCATGCCTTTAGGCTTAGGTGGATTTTTTGGCGCTCCACCATTTTTCATGCCTTTAGCTTTCATAGCTGGCGCTTTTTTCTTAGCTGGCGCTTTTTTCTTAGCGGTTTTCTTTTTTGGGGATGCATTTCCCAGATTTACAACTGACATAAACACCTCACAAGTATTTAGTTACTTTTCTACGGCCACCTAATACAGCACCGCAACCTTTTGCGATTTGTTGGCGAACCTCTCCACCGTTTCGCATGTTTTTGACAGTGGCTTTTGGTGTGTTTTTCACCACTGTCTTACCTTTCTTGCCTTCTTTCTTTTTCTTTCTTGCAGTCGCCGCTCGCTCTGCTTTAGTCAAAGACCTTGCTTTTGACTCGGGCAAACAACGGTCTGGATTTTTTTTATCTGGAGACGTGCCGCACTTACCGACAATATTTCCTTGACTGTCGATGCGAACCCAATTTTGTTTTACCCACTTTTTTAATTCACCCATTTTTAGCCTTTCTCTTGCGTGGTTTAGCCTTAGCTTTAGGCTTAACGTCCTTTACGTTTACCACCTTTGGCTTTTTTGGCGTAGTTGGGATCTTTACAGTATTTTGATGCCGCCAAGTTGGCATAAGCCGACGGATAGGTGTCAAAAGTACGTTTAGCCCATGCTTTACCTTCTGGGCAAATCTTACTGCCTTTGCTTTTACTTGAAGCGTCACCGCCTTTACGAAGGTAGGTGACTTTGACTTTTCCTTTTTTGGGTCCAGTTTTGACTCTTGATCCACACTTGCCTCCTACCATGCTTTGCAACTCCAGTATCTAGCTGAAAATTTGTCTTTTGCTGTATCGCAGTTGTGGCGTGCCCTAAAATTTTTACGTCTACCGGGCTGGTCTTTTTTAATAGACATGTTTGGGTCGCCAAAGCGGACAAGCTTTACTTGACTGCCTTTTTTTGCAAGCACAGCACTTTTTTTGGCCTTGCCCGGAGTTTTTTTGGGCTTGTTATAACCCGAAAAAGTTTCCCCACGGTATTGAAGACGGCCAGAAGGTAATCTTTTTACGTCTTTAGTTGTAGCCATAACAAATTAATTAAAAAATATTGTTGCCGCTGTAACATTAGTAAAAGCAGAGACAAAAACATCACTTACTCGAATTCCCTCTGCCGGAATATTTACAGAATGCGTCGTTGATGCATTGAAATCCAGATCTAAAACAGTAGACCCGCCACTACCATCCGTAATGGTAAGGCGGGGCGTGCCAGAAGCTGTTTTCAACTGTATCTGACGAATCCTAGCGGGACCGACTGCCAAAGAACCTGTGGCAGTGATTCGCTTTGATTTGACATCAGAGTCAGACATTTTTAGCTCCTATAAAATTAAGAATCAGCAAACGGAGTAGCTAATGTACCTGATCCCAGTAAAGTGCCTGTGACAAGATACTCATCTGCCGCGATAGCTGTAACCTCAACATACGAACCTGCAAGGCCACCTGTAGTACTGCCATTCATAGAGATAACGTCGTTAGAAGCCGATGGAGCAAAACCGCGAGACTGTGATGATGCCGCCGCCGCTAATACAAGATTGCCGACAAACTTGTCTGTGCCGTCAGTCTTGATATCTAGATCGGTCGCGTCAGTACCCACAAAGAATGTGTACTTAGCACCAATAGTGTCTGTGGTAGCAGAGGGCAGTGTCACTGCGCCATCCGCATCATTAACTTCAATGATGCGACCTACGTGGTCTGCGTAAGTAAGAGTGGTTTCCGCAGTAATGTTTACAACCGCTGTGGAACCTACAGCAGTAAAACCGCGCTCAGACCTTACCGGCCCTGAAAAAGTAGTTTGACCCATGTCAATCTCCTGTCTTGGGTTATGTCAGCCTCAGTATAAGGCTGTCAGGAGATTTTAGTATGCGCCAAAAAAGAAAGGGCGGCAAGTGCCGCCCTTAATTAGACAAAACGCTTTTATGCTCCGGGTGTACCGAAGACAGAACGCCAGTCTGATACGCCGAAAGAATATCTTTCGCGAGCTTTGAAGCGCATGTTGCCCGTGTCAAAGTCACCTTCCATAGCAGTTTTTAGAGGAGTTCGCTGGAACATCTTGAATCCGTTAGGTGCGTCAGTCTTAATGAAAAACGCATCTGTGTCAGTCAAGAAGTGGTTCACAACCGCTCCATCTGGAAGCATTCCCATGCTCTTCATAGCGTTCAAATCATTGTCCGCTGTTCCTGCTCGCAGGTTTGAGTTAAGAACCCGCTCTGCAATGAACTGAAGCTCTTTGGGAATAATTAGCTTCATGCCACGTACGGCAATTTTGAGGCCACGCTCATCGGTAAGACCTGCAATATCAATCATCATCTGCTCAAGCGAGGTCTCATTGAGATCCGCCGCAGTTGACAATATATTGCGTTGATTACCGGTGAGAGAGGGGTGAGAGGATGAGCACAGAGCCGCACCATCACCAATCGCAGAAGCGCCTGCCGTAAAGGCATTGTTCAAAATTGCCGCCGCTTTGATTTGCTTTGTTTGAGACATGGAACGTGCAAGTGCGCGTGTGTAACGAGAAGCAAGACGATCATAAAGATTATCTTCTATAGCCTCCTCAGTTATTGAAAACGCAAGTGCGATTGTCTCATGGCTGTAGCGTGCGGTGTATGTCTCTTGAGCGTCGTCAAAAGAAATAGATCCGCCTTCACTTTTGACAGGTGCAGTGCCAAAGCCTGAAAGCATTACCTCTTCTTCGAATGCACGATCTGAAGACTCTTCGTCGAAGATCTCAGCGTGCTCCTGATCGTAGCGATCGTACTCCATGCCAAAAAGGGCGTTCAAACCCGGCTCGAGTTCTTTCGCTAACTGGGCGCGAGAAATAGCCATTGTTAGACCCCCTTAAATGCCAGTTGAGTCGGCAGTCGTCTGTGAATCGAAGCGACGAGTACCGGAGTTGAAGTGCGCATTGATACGAACAAGAAGGTGCGCTCCAGCAGAGCCATAATCATTGTTTGCATCATCATCAACCAGACCAACAATGCGAAGAGGCAATGTTGCTGTAGTGTTGATAGAGCTTACGCTCAATTGCGAGTTAGATTTACCTGTATCCGTTGAACCAGTACGGGCAGAAGTGCCTAGACTTGCGTTAGCGAAAACGCCAGTAAGTGCAGTAGCACGGTCTGTCAGAGTGGCATCAGCGGCAACCACGAACAATTGCTCAGGGTTGTCAGCTACAAGAGCCTTTACAGGATGGTTAGTGTCAACGCTAACACTGCCTGAACCGGGCCAGTAGTTAATAAACACTGGCTTTTTAGAGACAGAATCAACATATTCAACACCTACAAGAACACCAAGAGCGGCAGTAGTGCCTCCCGCAGTGTCACCAGCTTGGTCAATCACCCCTCCAGCAAGTGGAATAACGAGTGCACCATTAAAAATTGCATTTGTGTTATTACTAGCAATTTCATATTGAGTCACCCCAGTACTGTTAGTACCGCTTCCAACTAAACCTACAGGACGAAGACCGAACGAAGTTTCAGCATTTGCCATAACTTATTCCTCTTTGTCTAAGCGGTTATTTGTTTGAACCGCCAAAAGTTACACGGGATTGACGTTCGGGTTTACCGATTGTCATGGTTGGATGCGCATTTTCTCGCATCATATCTTGTTCGACAGCTTGAATTTGATCTGCGTTACGTTGAGCAAAATACTCTGCGCGTTCTTCTACTGTCTCAATAGGTATGCGTGCGAGGACAAGACCCCCTACGCCAAACACACCTTCAAATTTACCTGAATCAATTACAGGCGCTTCAAAGTCTGGATACTCATCTTGACGAACAAGCTCGTATCCTTCCCGAAGTCGTGCAGAAATATTTTTGCGGTCGTCAAAACCACGTACCTCTGCGCGAATCCAGCGATGTTTAAAGCCCTCTGGTGCAGGCGGTGCGTCTAACATAGACGGAGGAGTCCAAGGCTTACGCCGTGCCTCTTTCTCTCTGGACGCCTTATCTCGCGACGAGCGGTTAATGCCCTCAAAACCTTGCTTCTTAATTTCTTCAGACATTTTTAGTCCCTCACGTATTTAGCGTACTCTTCTAACGGCACTCCCAACTTTTTAGCAATGGCAACTTGGGTCGGGGAGAGTTTGACCCTTTTACTGTTTGTGCGCCCTGTTGTTGAGCGGGAAACTCCTGCCACCGTCTGGGCGGGACGGCGTTCGGAACCCGTATTGTTTAACTTATGCGGGAACTCGTCTCGCATACGATTATCCAATTCATTATAGTAGTCATCTGATTGAGGATCAAATCCCTCATCTTCTACTAACTTCTTATGTACACCAAAAGCGGCAAACGTCATAGCCTCATCTTGACCAAACCACTCATTCTTTTTAGCCCATTCTTCCGCTTTAGGGTCTGGAGCTTGTGGTTGGGCGGGTTGAGCAGGTTGTTGCGTGGCTTGTTGTGCGTATTGTTGCTCATACTGTTGACGTTGTTGCGCGGCTTGTTGTGCTTGAGTGTATTGATTGGCCTGTATCGAAAGCTCTGTTAGCTTTCGTTGCGCTTCTAAAGTGGCATCGGGGTCACCTAGTTCTACAGCACGCTTGTAATCGTTTTCCGCTTGGCGGTGTTCTACGTTCAAACGATTTCCATACTCTGTCATGTACCCATGATCAAGGCTATTGACACGGGTTCGTAATTGCTCAGATTCTGTTTGAACTTGTTGGGCATAGCGTAAAGCTTCTTCACGTTGACGCTCGGCTTCACGCATTTTTTTTGTCAAACGATTTATACGTTTTTTGACAGAAGCACTGTACTCTTCGTGTTCAGAATCATCTTCAGTGACAACTTCTGCGACAGTTTCTTGAGCTTCCGCTTCTACAATTTTTGGCTCTTCGCCCAATTCAACTTCTGTTTCCTGTGCATCGGAAACATCTAATTCGTATTGAGCTTCCTCTTTTACGTCATTATCCATGCTTTATCTCCTCAAAAGCTAAGAATGTCTTCTGGATCGTCAATAACACCCAAAACTTCATCATCATTTATGATGCGAACTTCCCCACCTTCAATACGGAATCTAGAACCCGCATATCTAGCAAAAATGATCCAATCTTTAGGTTGACACCATGGACCTGTAGGGAATTTTTCAGTGTCTTGGTAACAAAGCGGACCTTGTTTTACGACATATCCAACAACCGTCTGGACTTGGCCGTCTTCAAGGACTTTGTTTGGGACGATAATGCCACCGTCAGTAGTTTCTCTACCACGGTATGGCAAGATTAGCATTCGCCAGCCAGTAGGGTTAGGCATACGTTCTAGTAGAGATTTATCCATTGCATCTGGATCTAGAACTTTAGCTTTTGGTTCGGCGTATAAATTTTTTACGCCTTCCTTTGCGGCGTCTAAATTAAGACTTGACGTTTCAGTCATCAAACTGCTCCTGTTCATTTAGCAGGCTACTGAGTTCCTGTAAAAAATAGTTGAGGGTCTTTAACATCCCCATCAACTCTCTGTATTGCTCCATAGATTGGACCCCGTCGTGCTCAAGCACTTCAAGAACCATCTCGCGGCGTTCTTTTGCAAGCCGTTGTAAAGACTGCGCTAATTGCAGACCATCCAAAATGCATCTCCTCTATAGTATATATATGCATTTTATACCAAGAGGTATGCAACAAGGCAATCAGAAGATACCTTTAAACCTTTGTTTTTTAATGACTATAGGACTGTAGCCTTTTACAGCGCCGCCTTTAGCCATGTTTTTTGCAACAGCCATACCGCGCTTCTTTTCATAGCCCGATAATTTGCCATCGTTATCTAAATCTGCTTTTTTAGGATCAAACTTAGCCATAATTAAGCACTCGTATATCGACTACCACGTAAAGCCGCACCCATACCACGCTTAGTGCCTGTGGTAACTTTGCCTTCAGCCGTGCTGGGCGTTTTCTCTTCTTGCATGGTGCAGTAAGGAATCTTGCCCTGACCTTCGATATCTGCATCTCGGGTAGGCTTTGGTGGCTCTTTCATGGGACCGCCCATAATTTTTACAGATGGCATGCTCAACCTCCTTTGTTTTGTTGTTTCAATAATTCACGCTCAAGCGCGGCTTGTATTCTAGCCTGTGTTTGTCGCTCTTGACTTTGCAAGCGTTGCTGGAACTCAGCTTGCTTATTTCTCATACGTTGCTGATCCATCGCAAGCTCTTGTTGATCCATCGCCAACTCAGCTTCTTGACGTTGTGCATCCAACTGCAACTCCTGTTGCTTGAGTTGAACAAGAGGATCAGGTCCTTCTTGGCCTTGACCTGATATCTGAGCAGACAGTTGCTTCAGATTCTGCATCTCTTGAGCAACAATACGTGCAACCATGGAATCCAACTCAAGCTCAAGCTCTTGGTTGAGCGGCTGACCGCCAGTTTGTTGCATAAGTTGCACTGCCGCCTGCTCTTGCGCTTTGATCTTTACGTGCTCCAACACATGCTTTTGTAGATTTATAGCAACAATCGGGTTCTGTGCCACCATTGGTGACGTACCAAAGGTCAAGTGCGTGATGATATGGGCGTCATGATCCTGACCCTCAAACGCCTTCAACACTGTATCGCTCAAAGCATCGATGTTTTCTTGTGCCGGATCTTTGGGTTCTGGCTCATCTGAGGATTGTGGCAACAGAATTTTATCAATATCGCGAACCCCCAATGCCTCGTACACACGACGATATGCCTCATGCAAGTCATGCATTTGCGGCGCTTGCTGGGCAATCTGCAACTGCGACTGTGCCAACGCAATACGCTGTGCTTGCGAAAAGACATTTGGATTTGATACCGGTATGACATCAACACGGTCATCAAAATCCGCCGCCATGATAGAACTATCACCACCCTCTACAGAGAAAGGATATTCTTGCGGTAGATACTCCGACATGACTCGCGAAAGCATCTTGAACTCTTTTTTCATTGCATAGTGCAGGCGTTTATGCACAGCACTCATGACTCGCGAGCCTTGTTCAAGCATGGCAACCGTAGTGCCTACTGCCGCACCTTGATTACCGTCCCCTACTTTCAAATCTGTAATGGTGGCAAATCGACGACCCGCCTCTACTACAAACCCTAGCAAGTTAAAAAGTGTTTGATCCGGTCCCTTGAACGGTAGAGGCAACAAACTGTCTCTGATTGCCCCACCGGGCGCGTCCACGTCTCTAAACTCACCGGGCTGTAAAGGCTCTTCATCGTCTCTGATCCGCATGCCACGGGCTTTGAAACCCGCAGGTAAGTTAGAAAACGTACCCGCATCAATTAACTGACGTAGTGCCGCCGTTGCGGTACGAGACAAACCACCTATCGTGTGAATCAAACCAAGCCCATAGAACCCAAAACCGGGCAAGAACTTGTAGTGAACGAAGTATTGTATCTTACGTTTTAGCTCGTCTTCTTCGTTGTAGTTGCGACGAACCGACAAAACTTGTCCATTATCCTCGCTAATAGTGACGACATACGGAATTTTGATACCCGTCGGCTCGCCATCTTCCCCCATTTCTTCAAAACCGGGCAGATCAAGATCGACATGACACTCCAGTAAAGTGCAGTCGTAGTCAATCATGTTGGGCTGAACACCCTCGATCTTTTCCATCGCCTGTGCAATATCCGTGGCTTCTTCACCTTGTGAAGGCAACACCTGAATATCACGATAAAAGCCTGTCACTTGACGCTTTCTAACGTCATTCAGCGGCATTTTGACTACTTGCGTTACATTCGGGCAGGTGTCCAGATCCGTTGCTGTATAAGGCACTACCAAGTCTTCTGCGGGCACAAACTTACTGACCGCACGATCGATTGTTGCGTCGAAGTAGACTTTCTTGAAGGTAGAGCCTGCCAAGGGCAAGTAAAACAACAT